CTGTGGATGAAAGCTCTGATAAAAACCCTCTTAGAAAAGTGTATATGACAAAAGTTGAGAATCAGACGATTAACAATATAACCCCAGTACAGATTCCCACAATACAGGAACCAGTTATCGAGGTCGTAAAAGAGGAAATAGATTTAGATTTTTAAAATAACAATGTAAATAAATGAGCTTACAAACAGAACATAATAAAAGAATTGTTGAGGAGTTAACTGAAAATCCTGACTTGATCTATGACAAGTTGTGGAGAATGAACAATTTATATTTTATCATTACTAAAGATGGTACTAAGGAGGTCTTTAGTATGAATCGGGCGCAAAGACACTTTTTTGATAACTATTTATCAAAGCCTGGGCAGGTTTATCACAGGCATATCATTTTGAAGAGTCGTCAGCTGGGGTTTACGACATTTATTGACTTATTTATATTGGATGAGGTTTTGTTTAATTCGAACAGGGAGGGACTTATTATTGCGCACAAGGTGCAGGATGCGGCAGAAATTTTTGATAGAAAGATCGACTACGCTCTTAGAAATATGGCGGAAGATATTAAGGGGGCTTTTTTTAAGTTGCAGAGGAATAGTGCAAAGAAGATCCAGGTGGTTGTTGATTACGGGCCGGACAAAGGGTCAACTTCAAGTATTGCGGTTGCGATTTCAGGACGTTCAGCGACTTATTTCTACGTGCACATTTCGGAGTTTGCGAAGATGTGTGTTATGTACCCGAAGAACGCTTTGGAGGTTGAGACAGGTACATTTCCAGCTGTGCCGTTTGACGGGTTTATTTTTATTGAGGGTACGGCCGAGGGTATGGCTGGGCGGTTCTATGAAATGTTCAATGACGGATGGTTATCAAAGGATTCGATTACACCAATGGTGTCTCGCGTGAAGTTCCTACCGCACTTTTATAACTGGCAATATGACGATATGGAAATGAAGAAGATTACAGAGAGTATCCCAGTTGATCAGATGGACATGGGTGAAATTGACTGGGGTGAGTATCAGAAGGAGCATAATCTTACGGATATTGAGATTACGTATTACTATATGAAATGGTTACAGATGGGTGGTAAGGGATCAACAGATGCTGTGAACAAGTTGCATCAAGAGTATCCGACCACACCGGAGGAGGCTTTTCTTTCAACTGGTCAAACGTATTTTCCGACGAGCAAGGTATTTTCAATGTTGCAGAATGTTGTGAGAGGGACAAGGGGGGAATTGATGAGAGATGAGAAGGGTGATGTTTATTTTCAGGAATTATCCACAGGTAGTCTCGAGATATTTAATAAACCGACGACTAATGACAAATATATTATTGGAGGGGATACGGCAGAGGGTCTGGCGCATGGTGACTCGCAGGTTTTATATGTGATCAATCACAGGACGGAGGAGTGTGATGCTATTTATCGGTCTAAGGTTCCACCTGATGAATTTGTTAATGAGGCTTATAATCTCGGGAGATACTATAACTGGGCGTTGCTTGGGATTGAATCGAATAAGGACGGTTTGTGGGTAAATGATGGGTTGGATAAGCTTGGGTATATTAATTTGTATTATCGAAAGGTCTTTGATGATATTACAAAGAACATTACGAAGTTCTTTGGATGGAAGACAACGAGTGCGACAAGGCCTTTTTCTTTGGCTGCTTTAAAAGCTGTGTTTTTAAGAAAGAACGAGGGATTTCCTGAACAGATATTATCGGAAATGATTACGTTTATCAGAAACCAGAAAGGTCGAGCGGAGGCATTGGCTGGTAAGAATGACGACGTGATCATGGCGGCTTCTATTGGTTATGCGATATTGCAGGAGCAGGGAAAGTACGTTGGCGATACTTCACCAGGTGATGCTCCTAACATGTTAAAAATTATGTTCGGCGAGGAATAATATTTATGGGGAGACGATATAAAAGTTTACATTTTAATCTAAAAGAAGGCGAAAATGTTATTTTTCATCGTGAACATCGATCAAAAAAAGGAAGAACGATGAAAAAAGACACCAGTTTTACATTTTTAAAGTACAAATGGAAGAAAAAATACGGAAATGATAACACTCCGTACAAATTTTAATTGCATTTACAAAATACAACATATATAATTAAATAATATGGCAATAACCAAAGACCCAAAAAAAATAGCGCAGGACTTAGCTGACAAAGCTGTAGTTGATTTTGTTGAAGAGAAAAAGAAAGAGATGAAAAAATCTCAATATCGTGTTAAGTTCGATGCACTTTATAAAGAGATACAAGACAATCTAGTTAATACTGGAGTCTCTTACGGACAAAAACTTTATGAATCTAATGGGTGGGGTTCAATGGTATTCTATAACAAAATGTCTAATGGGTCTTATGACTATAATGTTTACCCTAGTAAGATTACTGATAGGGATCAGAATCGTTCAGGTGTTCCAGTCTCACAAGAGCCTATTGCTTTTTCTAAAATAATGATCGCAACCAGTGTACTTGCTGGTAAACTTCCAGATGCAGAGGTTATTGCTGACGATAAAGTTTTTGCACGAGCATCATATGAACTATGGAAACGTACATGGACACTAAAAGGTGGAAATGGGGAAAATTCACTATTTCTTACTTACCAAAACTTGCTTACATATGGCTGGGCTGCTATGCGCGTGTACCCAAGACGTGTTTCAGTAAAAAGACAAGGTGTTGATAAAATACTTTTTGATGATATTTATCGAGAACCACTAGAACCATCTAGGACATGGCTTGGTGTTGGATTTTCTAATGGTGACTACTGGTCACAATTTGAGGTTTACTATGAAAAGGACATGTTAAAAACAGAGTTTTTTGAAAAGTACCCAGAAGCTAAGGCTAATCCAAGAAAATTGGAGTACTGTTCAACGTCAACAGAGGCTCAAGACGAAAACCAAGAAAAATCACGTCTTTCTGTGACTATTGGATACTATGAAAACGTACTTTCAAACAGATTTATAATAAAGTGTGGAAAAATGGTTATTTATGATGGCGAAATGCCAAACGATGATAGCTATGGGTCTGTTGTTGTTGCAAGATGTTTTGCTCGTGATCTAAATGACCCTCATGGTGTTGGTCTATATGAATTAATGCGTGGAAATACAGCTTTGTATACTTATATAAATTCTTTGAATGCTCAACAAGTTGAAGCTGAAATTTATCCTCTTCTTTTCGGAGCACAAGTTCAAAACGGAACAGCTTCATATAAGCGAGGTCCAAACATCGTTAACCCAAAGAACCCAGGGACACAAATTGATGTGGTTAGAACTACTGGTAACGTATCACAAGGTATTGCTTTTGCCGATAAACAAAAACAAGATATTGAAGAAAACACTGGTGTTAATAATATTGTTGCTGGTCAAAACGCAGAGAGTACTTTAGGGTCAACTGTTATCTTGAAAGAGGCAGCTTACAATCGTCTTACTCCTCCAAAAAATTCAGTTATGAATATGTTGCAAACAGACGCATCTATTGCTTTGTCATGGATCAAACAAACATACACTGTTGATAAAGTATTTATGCTAGACACAGACTCAAAGGTTGCAGAATTTACAAAGCAAAATCCTGACTACTTTATCGAATCTGCTGCGATAACTGACGAGAGTGGAAAACCTACAAGTTACGCTGTAACAGCATCTAAGAATCTTAGACTTAGTTTTGATTTTACTCCAGACGGTCAAATGCTTGAAGATGTACCAACTAGGACAATATCAGCAAAAGCTTTATTTGATGAAATGAATAGTCATGGCCACAAGTCTGATTATGTTGAATTTATAATTGACCCAGACTCAATGTTGCTTCCATCTCTTGAAATTCAAAAGCAAACATACAGCGCAAACTTCCCTGTAATTACAAACCAAATTAATGTCATTTACTCACTTCGAAGGACTGACCCAGAGGCCGCAGCTGCACAACTTCGATCACTAGAGCAATTTTTCACTATTCATCGTATGAATATCTATGACTATATTCCAAAAGAGCAATACGATCAGATTATTTCATTACAACCATCACAAAATCTACCAGAACCACCACCAGTTCCAGTAAAAACACCAGCTGAAACACTTAACTATAAAGACGCACCTCCAGATGTTCAACGTGAAATAGAAGCACAAGCTGGTCTTACACCATCTGAAATGGAAGGAGTTCCTTCGCAGACTCCAGGAACTGTTCCACCTATAAAAAACAAAACACCAGGAGTTTCTGACAACGCAAAACCAGGCGATCCAGTATCTATGGATAATGTAGCTAGGCCACAAGCACCTATGGGGTCAGCTGTTGATGCAAGTATGGGGCGCGCAGCTTTTAATAATGGATTTTTTCCACAATAAAAATATATGAGCAAAAAAACTACAAGTAAAAAGATTTTGGAGCCATTACCAGAAATACCAAATGATGAGTTGGAATCTATGGAAATGGAAGATAACCAAACACTAAACCAAAAGAAAATTGCATTGGCCCAAAGTGGTGCTAGTATTGTAATTATAGAGCTTGTAAAAGATGTACTTCAACAAGTCCCAATCGTAGGAAATAACGAGTGGGAGACTATTAGAAATGCAATTATTATTGATACCTCAAGTACCCTATTAAGGGATTTGATAGATCATTTAGAAAATATTAAAAGTGGGAGTTTAATTGGTAAAAAATAATGAAAAAAGCAACTGAACTAAAAAAAGATAAATATACAATACAGGTAAACTATTCAGATGAGGCTATAGACAAGAAATTAATGAAGTTTATAACCCCATCTGGAGATGAGTTTGAAATATCAGCAGAGGAAATGGCTACTATTTTAGTAGGACAAGTTAACTCTGAAACACTTGAGGCTACATTTGTAGAATCAGACAGAGTTAACGTTGTTGAAGTAACACGACAAATACGAGTAGTAGCGAGTCGTGATATTTCAAAAGGTGAGGAGATTCGACTGGAATATAGGCATCCGTACCCAGTCGAGTTTGCATTGATTGAACAAGCAATGAATATTGCTAAAATCAATGAGGATGTAAAGGTATTTGAATTAACAAAAGAATACCTTGACTCTGTAAGGGGAAAAATAAAACCCGAACAGAGAAAATTTATTAAGCATTTTTATAAATTCTTTAAGAATTTATTTAAAAAATAAGACCCCTTTGGTGGTAGGATAACCACTATAATATATGGCTTTGACACCAGATCAAAAAAAAGCAGATAAGTTAGGAGTTAAATGGGATGAAAACACAACCCCAGAAGAGCTACAGGAACTTATTTTAGTCGCAGAGAAGAAAATAGAGGCTGAAATAGAGGAGCGTAGAATTGCTAAGGAAAACGAAAAAGCAGCGCTTGAGGCTAAGAAAAAGTCTTCAATTATTTTAAAAAATATTGATGGCAAAGATGTAGCAGAAAAAGACTACTTTTTCCCAGGAAAAGATAAGGAAGGAAATGTTACATATGCCCTACCTTATTTCAATAGTGTGTGTGGCTTACCTGTAGACAGGGAGGACATGATTGAGGTATTCAAAAAAGTTTTTGGTGCAGCTGCATCTGAATTTTTGTTTTACAAGTGTAAAAACCAAGAAGTTTACATAGTGATTGTTCCATTGAGCAGGGCTACTGTTGTTGGTGAGTCAGAAGATTCACTTGGTGGAGATTTTCAGAAACATGCGATTTCTTTCATATCAGAAGGTTCAGTAAACCTTGAAACATTGAAACTAAAACTTAGAAAAATTTCTGGATTCTTGAAAAGAAGTGAATAATTATTTGCATTCTTTTTATAGTCGTATTATAATTATATTAACCATCGTCGCCATGAAACGATATTCATAGGATAAAAATATGGAAGTTGAAAATAACCAAATTGATATAGATGAAGCAGCTCTTGATGCAGAGTTAAATGCTTCAATCGAATCTGTAAAAGCTGGAAATGCACTGGACCCGGAAACACCGGTTGTACCAGTCAAAACTGATGAAGCTGGTGATGCTATCGACCAAACACCAACCGAACCACAAGGGGAACCCAGTGCCCCTGAAACTAAAAACAAAGAGGAAGGTTATGAGTTCAGAATACCAAATAAAGGTAAATTTGAATCAGATGAAGCATACGAAAAACGAGTAGAGCTTCTTGACCTAGTTAAAAGGCGTAAACTTGCTGACACCCCTGAAAAAAAGCAAGAATTAACTGAACAAATTAAGAATGCGAAGTACCAACTTCGAGATATTAATTCACCAGATAAAATTAACAACCAAATTAATCAGGACAAGGGTACTAACCCTATCGAAGAAGATCCTGCTTTAGTTGCTGACTTAGAGCGTTTAAAAGCTTTAGGTGGTGCAACAAAAGAGGATATTGCTGAATATATAAGACAAGAACGGATTGCCATGGAAACAAAATTGTCTCTTGATACATTTATATCAAGACACGATGAGTTGAAAGACAATGACATTCGAGAAGTCTTTTTTGACTTTGTTGATGCTAACTATAATTGGCAAGACAAAACAGGAAAAGAATTGATTACAGTGCTTGAATTAGCCAAAGAGGCTATGTTTAAGCCATCTGAATCTATCGAAGATCGTGTCATCAAAGGTGCGAATGTACAGGAAAAAGTAAATGCTATGCAGTTCCCTGGTGGAACTAGCGGACGACAAGACTTTTCACCTGAAATGCGCAAATCTATTGATGAATTAAAGGCTACTGGAATGTCCGAAGATAAAGCTATCTCTCTTCTAACTACATTATGTCACCACCACCGATTACTACCTTTAAAGGATTTGCTTGTAATATCCTGTTTTTAAGCTGTCTTAAAGGGTGCGACTCATACTTAGTCATATCCTTAACTTTGTTTTTTAAAAGA